CGTTATTATAATTATCTGCTACTTCTTTAATTATGCTAGGGAATAGCATTGGTTTTATTTCATTATTCCTATACTTACATACCAATTGGTGTGGGAATGTTGTAATATCAATAACAGTAAATGCTGAGTAGTCTGCACCAACTCCTCTCGCAACGTCAACTGTAATTACATAATTATTATCATTTTGTACATCAGTAAATACATCTAATCCTTGGTGTGTTATTGATGGTTGTTCATATACCATCGTTCTAAGTTTACTGGGTGCAATCAGAGTATCAACAGATCCAAGAAATTCACACTCAAACTCAACTTTAAACTGTTGCTCGGATGTGTTTGCAATTGTTTGACGTTTCCACTCGGCATCTCTTCCTGGTACATCACTCCAATGAACTTCTGTTGGAATATATTCGTTCTTACTACGTTCTGCGTCGTGCCAAATTTTATAAAAGTGATTCATACCATGAGGGGTACTCACGATAATAACTTTTGTATTTTTACCTGAAGAAATTGTAGGATATACTGAACTGAAGAATTGATCAGCAATATGATTTGCAACGAACGCAAACTCATCAAGGAAGATAATATTATATGATCCTCCACGAACTGCAGATGCAGATGTAGATGCTGCAATAATCTTCGACCCGTTCTCTAATTCAAGAGATGCTTTGTTCCATGTTAATACCCCCTGCTGTAACCACTTGGGAAGATTCTCATATGCAGTTTGTAGACGATCAAGCAAATCCTTAGCAGTTGCTGCTTTGTTAGCAAGAATTGCAATATTTACATTATCATTAAAAAGTGCATAATGAAGAAGATAAGATACAACAATAGTTGACTTACCCGATTGTCTGGGAAGTTTACATACATTAAATCGATTATGATGGAATCGATCCAACATAACCTTTTGAAACTCATACGGTTCAAAATTTTTCAGACCGTAATCCAGAGTAACAATTTGAATATAATTTTCGGCAAAATATACTGGATTATCAATACATCGTGCAAACTCAAGAACTTGATCTTGTGAAAACTCTTGAGTGGTATTTGCTTTTTTTAGTAGGGGATTACCGAGGTAATGATCAACAGCCATAATTTAGTCAGTTAAATTTTCAAATTCCAATATCCGAAGCGCCAACTTGTGTGCCAGTAATAGTTGCTGCACCTCTCAAACCTTGACCAGCAATTAAATGAATTAGAACTCCACTTGACGCAGGAACACTTATTGATCCAAGATCAGCATCATCAGCAGCATTGCGAAGAGTCACATTAGATGCACTGGTAGCAGTGTTTGATACCCAAACCGCAGTTGCCGATGTAAATTTGGTTGTGCCTGTTGCCAAAGCAGTGGCATCTCCTAAAATCTTCATTTCTTTATACTTTTATTTGTATTTATGATTGATACTATTTTTTCTTTTTCTTCTCTGTAGCAACATTAATTGCTTTACCTTTACGGTTTGGATTGCTATCCTGTCGATTCTTTCTTCTGAATGCACTATCCTCTTCTTTATCTGAGAGGTTGCGCTTCATTTTTGAAGAACCACATTTTGGTTTGGTTGTTTGACCTGGTTGTTTTGCACAGGGTTTTCCTGAAAATTTACCACCCAATTGAACCCAACCAGGCTTGCCATCACTAGAACGACTCTTGCCAAACCAGTCGCGCAAAGAACTATCGCCACTTTTGTTAGACTCATTAATAAATTCCTCAAATGTTTTCATACTAGCAGTTCCAGCGACGTAATGCTTTGTTTATTTTAGAGTCTGGATCTCTTGCAGTTTTTGCAGAGGTCAGTCTCTTTTTCATACCTTTCATCCTGGAGCAGAATGAAGATCTACGCTTAGCATCTTTAGATCCCTTCTTAATTTTAGAAGGTTTAGTAGTAACTGCAGTCTTAAGTTTAGAACCTGGATTCTCTCTCTTATATGCATTTACTGTACTTTGACTCAGACCATCAGTCTTATCTTTTCGATTGGCTTTTTGCCAATCTTCTTCTACTTTCCCAGGCGATCTTCCTCTTTTTTATGTGCCTGTAAAAACTTCTCCTGAATCTGATGGAATGTCATTCCTTCAGACTTATTGCCATAGTTAGAAGCGCCCTTCTTACGACACTGAACTAATCTACCGCTAGCATACGCAGAAGGCCAAACCTTTGCACTTGCTTTTACTTTCTTATAGCAAGCATCTTTCTCGCCTGCTGCCTCTTCTACTTCTTCAAGACCAGGACAACACTTTTTACCATGAATTCCACAGTCTGTTCCTTTTGCAGTTTGAGCACACTCGGTCTCTTCAAATCTTGCTTTGGACTTTACCTTTTTACCATCGGGTCCAGGTACATACTCGCCAGTGTCAGAACTCTTCATGTCACTGCTATTTACAGTGCCATCTGCATTAGAGTCAACTCTCTTGACTGCTTTACTGGTAAGTTTCTTTAGGTTCCCACCACCAATAGATGACTCATCTTTTGATTCTTTTTGTACTCTTACAATAGGTGAATTGTGAGGAGCATACTGACTAGGAAGATCAGTTCTCTGGAAGCGAGTTACTACTCCACCAGGATACACTTTTTCAATTTCTCTTTGAACATCTTCTCTCTTTGGCATAGATGCCTGAGGGAAGAACATCTTCATCATAAGAGATCTGCCTCTCCACATGACAACAACTGCTAACAAGTTACCATACTCTGCTGGAAGTCTTGTTGCCTCATCAACTTGAGTTTCTTCCTTTGTTGTTGCTTTAGCAGATTTGAAGTTACGAGCCATCTGCATTGATGCTTTTTTCTGTGCCTTTGCTCTCTTAGAACCTGGTTCGGTCCTTTCAAGATCATCAGACTTTTGCATTGCACGACGACCAGGAGACATACGTGCTTTTTCATCACCACTCAATACTCTTTTATTAGTAGGAGATGGGGACTGATACATTCCCTTATAATCTTCAGTAGTCTTTTCTGCTTTTTTCTTAGCAGATTTTTTTACATACTTTTCTTTAGTAAAAGATTCTGGTTTACCACCATAAGCGGCTCTAACTGGTGCAGAACCCTTCACATAAGTTTCTGATTCTGAGACTTCATCTTCCTTCACACAGTCAGGAACCATTTTACCGCCTTTATTCTTCATACCTTTTTTCTTATATCCTACCCAACATTTCTCTGCAATATCTTCAGGTTTAATTAAGTCAACAACTTCCATAAACTTATTGCCGAAAGCATCTTCAATAGCAAGAGATTCTCCCATGCCACCGCCGTCTCCACCGCCGTTGTCACCTTCACCACCTTCTACTGGTTTATCAATACCAACTTCTTCTGGTTCGCGACCACCACCACCATAGCGTGCAGTCATCTTCAATCCTTCAGGAATTTTTTTACACTTCTTATCTGTATAGCAATAATACATTCCTTTGCCACACTTCTCTTCACCGAGAATAATATCAACTAGTTTTAATCCAGGAATAATCTCTTCTTGCTGACCCTGCTTAAGGTTGGGAAGACCAACTCTGCCACTAGGAGTCAACTTTTTTTTAGCGACTTCCCTTTCATTTGGGTTAGTAGATTTTTGCATATTACTAATCTTTGCCTGCTTTTTTGCAGTTTTATGATTTGTAGGATTTATATCGAAACTTGCCATTTCCTAGAAAACAGTTTTTTTCTATTTATCTTCTTCAATATTTTTAGTTTGCGCCTTAATCATTTTAGATAACTCTGCAGTAGATCCAAAGAACATTGCGTTGTTAGTTACATTTGTTGGACCCTTTTCGTCAGCGTCCAAATCCTTTACCTTTTTTTGTAGATCAATTAATTTATCGGTTGCATCTGCAACGTTCTTGATCAATTGTCCGACGACTTCAAATTGTCTTGCTTGTCCACTATCTTGTGCGAGTTCCAACGCAGTATCCAATGCTTCTTGTCCCTTCTCAATGATGGAATAGAGATTACCTCTCGTATATTCATAATCTTTAGTTACATCCTCAGATTCGGAAGGTTTTCTTATCTCCGTCCTTTGTTTTTCTGGTTTTACAATTTCTGCTTCCACATCAAATGTATCGTTGAGATCCTTAAACTTTTCAGTCATACTAATTACCATCAAATCCAAAATCATCACCAGCTTCAACTGATGAATTGTCTGCAGCAGTGATTACAAGAACACCTGCACCTTCAACATGTTCAGCAGAACTAGTTCTATACATTCCGCGCTTAACTGTTAATTCTCCACTACTCTTACTCATAACATACATGGTCTCATCATCAATAGTAATATATGATTTTACGGGAATATTTTGATCATCATTAACCTTTAACAAAGAACCCTCAGAACTAAGGTCTTCTGCAATATTTGTGATAACATTACCATTGTATGCTTTTGTTGCTCTTGGTGTTGTATATGTGATAGATCTTGTTGCTTCTGGACTTGGAGTTCCAGCACCCAAACCAACAGATACTCTGGTAATAATATCCTTGCTGCTGGATGGAACTGGACCAAACAAGAATGTTTTTGCAGTAAACTTTAAGGTGTATAATAAAACTCTTCTAGAAGTATAATCACCTTCATAATTATCTTGGAATGATACACTCTCTAATGTAATCGGAATATCCCTAGATTCCCCAATAGATTCAATCAAGTCAATTGTTAGATTAAAATTTGGTTGAAAATATGGTAATATTTGCTCAACAATTTGAAGAGCATCATCATTTAACAGTGTCATAACATTCAACTCAAATTCCATATTATATGGAACAGGAAAGAACATTTTTTTAATATCTTTCTTATCTACTCTAGGTGCTACAGCATATGCTTGAGTAGTTGCTAACTTACGTCCATTGTCATAAGATACTCCAGTAAACTCAAACGACATTCTGGGTAGACTGATTTGAATTGGTTTATTCAGATCAGGTTGTTGTTCAATTCTTGCCAAAAACTTTTGGGTCGGTCCATATGCAAGGGGAACCTTAATAATCTCATTACCATCCCTATTTATTTCTATACCATTAAACAGAGTTCCAAAAGCAATCACCGTCTTCCTAAAAATTTGATGATAAAAATGATCAAACATGGTCTATCTCCTACGGGCTGCCAAATGGATTACTTTCACTAAAGTCAAGAATAGAATCTGCTTCCAGTTCAATGGTATTGTTCTGTGCGTAACCATTTTCTGGAATGTTAAACTTATTTAGGTCGATATTTGCGT